AAGTATTTCTTTTGGTCTGTTTATCTTTACATACATATGTGGAAAACTTAAACAACCTTCTAAGTCTAGTACAGTTTCTTCAGTATACTCTAATACTGTAGGATTAATACAAATATTTGTATTGTCTGGCTTATCTCCCATAACAAATACTTGTTGATCTACTCCGACTTGGTTTGCACTAAGCCCAATACCGTTACTGGATAACATTAGTTCTTCCATTTCTTTACGAAGTTCTTTAGGATCAAAACTAGGATTTTGTAAGTCAACAGGCTGAACTTTACGTTCTAAAAATTCATTTGGGTAATACAATAATTTCATAACTCTCCTTTTTCTCTTAATTCTTTTCTTATTTTTGTAGCACTAATTTTATGCGTATCATCGCCTAAGTCATGTTCGGTAAATGTATAGCCTACTCCTCGACCATAACTTATGTCTACAATATTAGGTACTATTATTATAACATAATCTTCATCATATGTAAAGTTTTCTTTTTTTAATTCTTTTATAATATTATCTGCAATTTCTTTGGCATTAAACGGGTTATCGTTATTGCCCATTCCTGCATCAACATTTTGTACATCTCTTATCATTATACATACTTGACCTACACTAGCAAGTGATTTTTTAAATAATGCAGTATGTCCTTTGTGCCATGGTTGCCATCTTCCTAACATTTGGGCAGTTGGTTTTTTACTGTCAAACATTTTTTTCTCTGAACCTCTTTAGTACTTGTACTAGTTGTGCCGGCGTATCATTAAACCATGCACTAACATGATAGTCTACTTTGAAGCTAGGCTTTTCAAACACTTTATTTGTATCTTCGTATCTACTTTCTTCAATAGTATCCATCCACACTGCAAAGTCAGGTGCAAAATTTTGCCTTGCTTTCTCTGTTGGACATACAAAGTCTGCTACTGCTATACCACCAGAAGCAACAACTTCGTCTGCTAGGTCTCGCATACGGTGTGCTTGGCGCATTCTACCTTCAAGTGTAAAGTCCCAATCATTAGCTTCTTCTCTAACTTTGTCAGCGTTAATCCATACTCCATTTATTTCCTTTGCAAAAGGTTCTGCTAATGTTGACTTGCCACTTCCGGGTAATCCAAAGATTAGTATTTTCAAAGTTGACTCTCTCTTGCAACATCTTTTACTAGTTGCACATCGTTTGTTTGACGTTTAAATCTTACAGCCCAATGCTCAGGATTTATCATTGGATATACAATTTCCAACTGTTCGTCATTTAGTTTACTTAACATTTCTTTACCGCTAGCACAATTTAATATAAGCCAGGGACTAATTTTCCCATCTCGAATATGCCACACTGCTCTGTTCAAACTTACGTATTTAAAATAATGATTCCATGGTGCTTGTTCTTGTTCGTCAGCCCATTCCATCATAGTCATTACACTACGTTCTAGTGCAGTTTCAACTCCTTCTTTCTTGATTAAGTTAATAGCATACTGCTCATACATTTCTTCTCTGCACCAATGATCAAGTTTAACACCACTAGTTACTACGTGATCAATATACTTTTCAGGATACAAAGGTTTTACATTACTTACAAAACTACCAAACTTTACAAACGCATTATAGTAAGGACTTTTATCAAACTCGTCATGTGTTTTATCTCTCTTAGATCCTGCACTTAATTTATAAAATTTATTAAATGCTATTAGTCCTAGTTGTACACGTTTTTCTTTACGTTGTAAAAATCTTCTTTTAGGTTGACACATATGTACAGCTAATGTCTTTTCACGAGTAAACCCTGAACCACAGTATTCACATACAAATGGTTTTTCAGAGTTTGACATTTTCAATTCCATGTTCTTCAGCAAGTTGTTTGAGTTCTTTTTTTGTAGATATTCTAGCAAGTAATTCCGCCTCGTCTATTTTCATATTTGGATAAATGTCTTGTAATAGCTTTTCGCCTTTGCTGTTATCACTAGTTTTCTTTTTAAATCCAATCCATTTATGAAATTCAATTTTACCAGTTGCACAACTTGCACACAGCAATTGCCATTGTAGTTTAGGATGCCTTGTGCCTAGTACATTAAAGTTTTTGTTATAGTATTCATTAGTTTTAAATACAGCAAGCTCTTGCTTATCTCGATTACCTACAACACTACTAGCATATCTATTAAGTAACCAAAAACTAACTTGCTTACGTTCGTCGGCAGACAGCTCATTCCACACACTCTTTGCGTTCATATCAATTGCCGCAAGTATATCTTTTACTGGGAGTTTTTGTTGTGCCATTCTTCTAAGTCCTCCGGAGTATTAATCTCCATACCATTATATTGTACACTAGAACAGCCTATCTGCCAACCATTTTTTAACCAACGTAGCTGTTCTAATTTTTCTACATCTTCTTCTCGTGATATTTCCAAAGTTGGATACATATCAAGTGCATTCCGCTTATATCCATATACACCTAGATGCCATTCTCCGTAACCTGTAATCCCCCTGCCAAACCATAATGCTTGATCGCCAGCACGTATCATTTTTACTGAACTTGGATCATTTTGTTTTTCTTCAGGCATTTGTGTGTATACTGTAGTAATAGGATAATTTTTAAGATTCCAAATACACTTTTCGATAATATCAACAGTTACGTCTGGCATATCACCTTGTACGTTTACAAATTGATCGTAATCATAATCCCATCCATAACCTGTAGCATGCAACCTTTTCTCATGCATTGCTGTCATATATCCGGCACATCTTTCAGTACCGTTTTCGTATGGTGCATCATCTACCCATGCAGAGCCTTCAGGAAATAAACTAGCTATACGCTTGCTATCTGTAAGCACAAAGGTGTCTAAGCCCGTCTCTAAGCAACGATCATATACTCTACGTATCATCGGTACTCCGTTAAGTAACTTTAACGGTTTATCAGGGAATCGTGTTGATCCAATCCTAGCTGGAATTAGTATAGCTGTATTCATGTATCTCTCCTACTACTCGATCAAAGTCCTCTAGCTTTAGCATATTAGGACCGTCACTTGGTGCATTATCTGGGTCAGGGTGTACTTCTATAAAGAAATTCCTAATCCCCAAAGCACTACCTGCACGGCATAAGCCAGGAACGTAATCGCGATTACCGCCGCTACTGCCTCCAAGACCGCCTGGTTTCTGTACTCCGTGCGTGGCATCAAGTACCACAGGGGTGCTATAATTATGAAGCATATAGTCCAAACCAGTAAAGTCAACAACAAGAGTATTGTATCCAAAACTTGTTCCTCTCTCAGTTATCCAAACTTCTTTGGCACCTTCTGTCTTTGACAGTATACCATTCATGTCCCAGGGTGCAAGGAACTGGCCTTTCTTAATGTTTACAATTTTATTTGTAGCACAAGCCTCTTGTAGTAAATCAGTTTGTCTACATAAGAATGCAGGTATCTGTAGCACGTCTACAGCATCATTGTAGTAGTTTACTATGTCTTTAATTTGTTCTACTGTATGAACGTCTGTAAGCGTCTTAGAGCCCACTACACTACGTATCTCTTGAAAGTCATGTAGTGTTGTATTAAAGCCTACTCCACGCTTGCCTTGCATACTACTTCTATTAGCTTTATCAAAACTAGCTTTAAAATAATATTCTGCACCATACTTACGACATACATCTGCACAATGCTCTGCAATCTCTAAGCTATGTTCTAAGCTTTCGTGTTGGCACGGTCCTGCAATTATTCTAATCATTATTCATTTCTCATTAATAAAGTTTCGTCGGCCCAAGATTCTTTCTGTACATAAGGCTTTGGTGGCATTGTAAATAATGCTCGTGTAAAGTAAGGATAAACATTACTTGGCTTACGTGCAAACACAACCCATCTATGTCCCATTCCTTGTGTAAAGGTAGGATACTTTTCGTCTATGAAATCTAACATACTTGTGCCTGTAGTAAACACATCATCACATATTAAAGGAAAGTCGTTGGAGTTACCAGATGCATATTCGTTTAACGCTTCAGCTAGTTTTAGTCCTCCACGAGGTATACCAACTGCTTCACTGAATGGACGATCTTGATAATCCATAATCATCTTTG